AACACCAGAGGGGGAAGCGTCTGCAATTGGTCCTAAAGTGGGACGAGCAGCAGATGTAGATTGTGAAAATGTGTTTGAGCCAATTTGGCTGTTCCAAGTAGCAATTGCTTCGCCTTCAGAAGCTTGTGTGCCAGAAGCATTCAGCATAGATGCTGGGGCCATTGTCTCCATCACATCGCGTGAAGAAATCATGGCCGGAGTCCAAGGTATTTGTGTAACTACAGTGACAGGATCTGTTGCGGCACCTACAATAATTGAAAGTCCGCTAAGAGTTGCAGAACCACTGGCGTCTGTTACTGTGATGCTAATGCCCGAAGTGGTAGCTGCTGTTGCAGGGGTGCCAGAAATAGTACCTGTGGACGAAGAAAAAGAAAGACCACTAGGAAGTGAGCCACCCAAGGTGAAAGACTTTGTCCCACTGCCGTTCTGTGTGGTTGGGGTAAAAGTATAAGGAGTCCCAACCGTTGCAGAGCTTGGAGTTCCAGAAATTGAGATTGGAATTGGGTTCAGCACAATAGAGGTGTTCAAGGTAGCTGTAGCACTAACAGCATCAGTAACTGTAATGTTAACTGAAAGAGTGCCAGCAGAACCTGTAGGAGTGCCAGTAATAGCGCCTGTAGAAGTGTTGCCGACAAGGCCAGTAGCGGTCAGCCCTGAGAACGAGAACGTATAAGGGGCCGTACCACCACCTACTGAAGGTCCAGCCCAAGAGTAAGCAGAACCAATGACACCAGCAGTAGGAGAACCAAGAATATAAAGAGCAAGAGGGCCAAGAAGGCCAGTACCGTTAAGAAAAGCAGCGGTGTTAGTAGCTCCAACTTTAATCGAAGCAACAGGAATAGTACCTACGTAGATTGGCATTCAAGCAAACCCCTTACGTAACGATGTAGATAGTGTTGGGGTCTTTAACAGCCAGTGCCGTATAAGCAGCAGTGGTCATTACTACAATCTTGGAAGCATCCCGTAGGCCACTTGCAATTGTGTCGTCACTGGCACCCGGAGCTAGATCGTCTTTCAGTTCGTCTTTAAAGGAACGTCCACTTGGTTGGCCCATTTTAATTCATCCTCTTTAAATATGTAAATTACCAACACTTAAGCCGGCGTCCGTTTTCATCATTTCCGACTACTCGTTCAGCACCGGCTCTGTCAGTTTTAATTAGTGCGACAACCCCTTGGGCTGAAAGACTATTGGGCCGGAACCCCGCGCAACTCGTCACAGGGGCTGAAGTCACGCACCCCGTTAAACCTAAGATTACGAACACAAAGATCAAAGTCCGGTAGATTCCGCAGGACCGCATCGTTTGACACCCTTTTCTTTTCAGCGCTTACAGCGGCCACAGCTTGTTCAGTTTTAACGGAAACTCTTCCACTCTCGTAGACCCACCAAAGTCCGCCTACGATAAGTACTCCTGCAAGAATCCAGACAACAAGTTTAAGAGTCAGTCCGGGGATCACAAGGCTTTGCCTTCTCGATAAGCTTGGACTCGGTTGTTGATAATCTTGTAGCCATAGTAGACAGCCACAGCACCGACACCAAGTACAACAACCCAAGGAAGAATATCACTAACAGTGTCGTAGATCGTCCGAGCCTTTTGAACAGCGTCTACTACGTCTAGACCACCAAGAATAGAACCACCACCCAACAGACCGAAACCACCAAGCTTAATCTTGTCAGCAGTTCGAATGGTGGAAGAAGCAGGCTTAAGGTCTTTGGCAGTAGCGTTGGCTCTTGCAGGGGCAATCTCACGAGGCTTAGCCGTCATAAGTGCAGACAAAAGCTGTTCGTCAATTGCAGGAGTCAGAGGTAGTCCGTTGTCAGCCCGGAAAGCAAGGATACCAGCAGTGGTCTTTGTGCCTGTCTTGCCGTCAGCGTCACCAACTTCAGGATAGCCAAGATCTCGGAGCTTCTGTTGGACTGACTTGATGGTTTCTGTAGTATTGCTATTGGCCTGTACAACAGCTTTAGGGGTGTTGATTTGACCATCAGGGCCAGAAGGACGGCTGGCTGTTAGGAACTGAGTGCGCTCTTGCTTACGACGCTTGGTGAGGCCCGGAAGTGTCTTACCTCCAGCCTTATCCCAAGAAAGGAAAGCGTCAGCAGCACCCTTGTGGTCGCCCGCGTTAAGCTTCTTTAGAAGAGTAGACTTACCGAAAGCGCCACCACCAATGTTAAAGACCAAAGACACAAGAGCATCAAATTCATTCTGTGTGAGGTCAACTTTAACCAGCCGATTGATGGTCTTCTCTACGTCCTTTAGGTCACGAGACAAAATCTCATCACTTTGAGCACGAGTGATCTTCATTCCTTCAACAACCTTTGGCGGGCCAGCTACTGAAGTGTGACCAACACCAATCGTCAGGATGTTAACGCTGTCTCGATAAGCTGTTAGCTTGTTCCCCTCTCGGGTAGCAATAGCGGCCCTACCAGCAGCACTTGTCGTCATGTTAGCCATGGGTTTTAATATCCAAAAGTGTTGTCAAAAGGCTAGTAAATAAAAGGAGTACTACACGTCAACGCCAGACCTTCACCCAATCAATTGGCATCTTAACTGGAAAGCTCGCAAGATTTGGCTTACCCGCTAGTCCACCAACTGCAACGTTCAACATCATGTGGCATTCCTTGTCTGGGAAAACGTTCGGCACCGCGAAATATGGGTTATCGTCACAGTAGAACGTGATTTGCTTGTCGCCCCAATAACAGCCCCAAGTATGGGGTAACGTAAGGTCAACAGAGAGGTAAGGTAACATTGAGCCTAACATCTCATGTTCGTTTTTAGCGTTCTTCCAATGGACTGTAGTACCAACACGAGACATTCCCCCGCTGCCACTAAAGAACCCTTCAAATACATCTAATTCGATAGAAGGCCAAGAGCCGTCATTAGGTGCAATCCAAAATGCCGGCCAAGAACCAATCGTCTGTGGCATTGTCATACGAGCTTCAAAATAGTCACCACGTTTAATAGACATTAGCTTGTCAGATGTGATCATTGAAGCGGTAAATGTATAAGGTTCAACCCCACCACTTGCTTTAGGAACACCTGTCGGAACACTTTCAGCTTGTAAGAAGAACTTACCAAAAGAGTCTTTACCCCAAGGGGTTGTTCCCGGATTAACTACAGGATCAGCGTAAAAACCTAGCTCATTGTTGCCGGGTTGTGTACGTCCGTGAATTGGTCGTGAGCGCCAGCAGGGTTTGCCCGAAGCATTAGTGCCAGTATCAGTGGCCTTAAATGCTGTGAAGTCTTCTACAAAAACTTGCTTTAGCAAAGGACGAACAGGAAGTGGCTTAACTTCGACACTTATAGGCGTCATAGCAACACCGCCCGTAATGATGGCTGTGCCTTTAGCTATTGTTAGCGTTGGGTTGTTGACCGGCCATCCTACAATTAGGCGTAACTGTTTTGTCCCAAGATCAGATTTAATTGGTACTGTGACTATTTTCGTTTGTTCGCTTGGGTGAAAAACTAACCAACCTTCCGCCCTACTGAAATCGGACCCTTCTTTGGCTGTACTATTTTGAGTAAGAAATTTCACAACCATTGTTTGATTGGCTGGTGCAGAAAGAGAGACTGGAACAAGAGCTTCTCGCTGACCCGGTGCAACCGTTACACCATCTACAGACAAAGTAATATTTCGATTGTTAAAAGTTGGCGCAGGAGTAGTGGGAATAGTTGGCAACGTCTCGTCGGGCATTTCAGCAAGAACACGAGTCATCCAAGCTGTAAGGGCAACCGACCCGGCCAACATAGCAAGAAGTTCACTGCGAGTAGGGTTAGCCATAAGTTCTTTCTAATATCCAAAAGTGTTGTTGGCGGGCTTGTAGTCTCCACCAGTTGGATTGGAAAAGCTTGAGTAAAAGGTGTGTGGCTTTGGCCTAGACATAATCCCGTAACGAAGGGCGTCGTAGGTGTGGTCACTGACAAAACGATCATCAATGTCTTCACCACCACGAGGGTCTGTAGGAATTACTTGAAGATCACTGATCAATTGCCTACAGGTGTCGAAGATCACAAGGCTTGGAGTGTACTGCATCACACCGTTAGCGTCAGTACCCATCTCTTCAAGCTTTAGAAGCTCGTGGAGGCGGTTTCGGCCAGCTATGCGACTACCCTTACCCCGATCACTCGGACGAAATCTAGCCCCCTCTGCGGCCATCTCTTCGCTGATGACTGGACCACTGTTTCCCCGTTGATGAAAGACAGAAGAGTCAAGCACACCGTAAGACATTCGCTCTTTGGCTTCTTGTTCAATTCGAACGATCTTTTGGGCTAGCTCTTTGCCAGTGTTCTTGGAGACATAAAGTTCTCGGTAGACAATCAGACGATTCCAAACAGGATCAATAGCAAACCAAAGAACAGCACTGTGGGAAGAATATCCAAAATCACAAGCACGGAAACGACGCCAATCAACAGGAATGTCAAAAGGACGAACCACAAAAGGTTCAGTAGCACGGAACTCAGGAAACGCAGCACCGCTAGAAACACTCCAGTCTCCCTCCAAGAGTTGTCGTTTTTGATGCTCTGGGAGAGACAAAAGAGAAGCTTCATATTGGCCATCTGCGTAGAGATAGGGGTTATCCTTTAGCCGAGCCGGAATAAACTTTCGCTTGAATAGAGGTTGGCCTTCGCGGGGATGGCCTCGGGGATAGACCAAAGGGGCGTTGGTTTCAATATCTCGGGCGATAAAAGACATTCCGGGAGGGGCTGGATCAATGAACATCTTTTTGACCCACTGATGGCCTGGGCCTCCAGGATTGGTTGTTGCTCGCATAGACAAAGGCAAGTCTTTAGCAGTGGTACGTAGTCGAGACCGAAGATAGTCCCAAGCGTAGGGAGTAGCATATTGGGTTAACTCGTCTACAGCAATCCAACTGAAAGCTTGTCCTTGGTAACGCATGACATCTTCATCACGCTCTAGGTAAGACATCCAAAGGGTACCACCGTTACCGAACGTCCAAGTAGAACTTTGAACAGAGAACTTAGTGTCCGGGAATGCTTTGTGATACAGCACCCGTGATTCTCGGATTAGGTCGCGCAACTCATCGTTGGTACGGCGGATAATCAACCCGTTGAACTTGGGGTGGTAGAAGTACCGCATAGGGTCTGCAAGAATAGCGTAGGACTTACCGCCGCCGGCACTTCCTCCGTATAAGACCTCTTGTTCAGAAGCAGCTAGGAAGTCTGTTTGGGGACCCGGATTTGGTCGGAAGATGACGTTCGCTTCAACAGGCAAGTCTGCAACAGTATCAACGCTGCTGCCGCTATCCAAACCAAGCTCATTTTGAGACGTTCCTTCGGTATTTGTCTCGATCAAACCACTAAGGCGTGAGAGCTTCTTTTGGTTAACAGTGACAGCACGTTTGGCTGCGGCTTTACGCTTAACGAGTGTTCGGCGCTTCTTCTCTTCTCGTGTCTTTGGGACCTTCCAAGTGTCCAATCGTGCTTGGTAGTCAGTCTCCTTTGGATTTACTACAACCTTTTCCCAAAGTTGCTTCAGACCCATGTGAGAGATTGGCTTACCCGTAGCAACCGTCAACCAATTGGCAGCGTCCCGAAGGCTTGTACCGTTGTTTAGAGACGTAAGAGCTTTCTCAATGAACGGGACCAGTTGGTAGTCTACGACAAAGAACCCAAAGTCCTCAGACATAAGTTGGTCAACCGTGAGGTCGTCTCGTTCAACGTGTCCAATCTCGGGCTTCTTCCAACCGTAGGGAACTCGTACGGTCTTTGTCTTGATGACGTGATTCTGCCAGATAAACTTAAGATCACTCATCCTTTTTATTTCCGAATCGCATTATGCCAAAAGCAATGGCTGAATGAGGTGTCTCACCGGGGTTCTGCTCAAAGCCTTTTTCGAACTTGAACATCTCTACGCACAGAGGTTCACCATTATAAACATCCCGAACTAATGTAGCTACTAAAGTGTTATCTGTATCTCTAAACTCGTGACCAGCTTTTAGGAAAGGCTTTGGCAAATTACCCGAAAGAGAAGTTGCTTTAGGGGTCACTAGGTTGCGGCGCGATCCGTAAGGAAAACCTTCAACCTTTACCAGAACTCCAAGAGCTTTTGCTACGTAGTGCAGAGTGGCCAGACGCCAATTCACAAAGCCGCCACTGAAGTTATCAGACAAAAAAGAGTGCATATTTGATTGAGTCCTTTTCGGGGCCACGCAAGGGTGAGTAAGCCGAGGGGTTAAACTTTAAGACGGCACCTTAGCTGGGAGAATAAAGATAGAGGCACCTTCAATCTTATGCTCTACTTGCTCCTTCTTAACGATACCAATACGGTCAAGAATAGAGTTCGCTACGTTAATCTTATTACGGGCACCCATAGCGTCTGGAGTGTCGAGAAGACCAACCAATCCAAGAGCAGCCTTTGGTCCGTTAGACACAAGCAAGTCGTTGGTGGCTTCAAGGATCTCATCCCGAAGGTTGTTAATGATTGAAGAGGTAGTGCTTGAGGGAGCGTACCCTGCCATCTTTTTAGCAGTAGCGGGATCACCCTTTGCTTCACCTACAAGACACTTAATGAATAGCTTCTGTTGGTCTGTCAGTTCCTTAGTCGTCGGCACTAGCGTACCTCCTGCGCAATTTCATTGCTATCGCCGGCATCTTTAACCAATCTGCTTAATAAAAGACAAAGTGGATTCGGCTTGGTGGATGTAGTTGTGCCACTTAGGCTTGCCGGTCATCTCAGTGTCATAATAAGTCGTAGGGCCACTAGTGCTTCCACTGCAAGCTTGACCAATAATTTCATCTGGGTCATCACCTCGATAGTGCTTGTCGTTAAGCATCCAAATACGAGCCAAGGCTTCAATTTCAGGAGTAATCATTTCACTTACCCTTTTTCTTATAAATCTCGTAGACTTCTTCTAGTTCAACTGGGTCAACCTTTGCTTTCAGTTCTTCCATTTGAAGCTCTAAGACATAATAAGACATAGCTAGTCCAGTAGAAGTAGCCGAAGTATCGATTATTGTATTTTCTGAGCCTGATTCCCAAACCTTTAGCTTATGTCTAATCTCGGGATACATCTTACTTCTTTCCCTTCGCCCAAGGAGGTGTCCAAGTAGCTTCTTTAGACTTTCCTTCAGTGCCCTTCTTACCGACCTTCTTGAAACCCTTACCATTGTCTGCTTCGTCAAGCTTCGCTTTTCCTCGCATCGCACTTCGTGCTCCAGCAGGGGATGCCATCTTCTTAGGTGATTTAGACATCTTATAATTCCTCTAAGGTTACTCGGGTACGTGGGCCACTAATTCTACTTAAAAGAAGCACCTGATTTAATTTCTTTAGCTTTACGGCCTTGCGTCTCATCGTACATTTGCTTCATCTTGTAGGATTGTTCTTCAAGAGCAGACTTAACTGAATCCTTGTCCCCTTGGGCTCCCTTTACCGCATTCTCTCCAGCGTAGACAGAAGAACGCTTAGAGATCGTATCCGAGATGCTTTTGTTACGATCAATATTAGCAATCAGTGCATCAGTCTTAGTTGGTTTTGAACTTTTAGCCATAAACTATCGCATCCTTCTTTCAGTCTTAAAATTACACAGGAATTCTACGGGTAATACCGTGGGGATACCCGACATCAGGTTTACGAAGTTAAAATCGTGAAAATTTATCTAGCGTATGTATGGTATCCCCACCCCACCCCCTGGTCACTCGCCCCCACCCCTTACCATCCAGTCATCACCCTCTGTAGTAACCACAAGAATAACCAATAGTATATCGTAGGAATAACTACCTAATGTAACTACTCATAAGTATTGGGCACAGTACTTAGCGGGCAACCAAGGGACTACTTAAAGAACAGCAAGTATAGTGATTGTTGCATAAGATGCATTATGGAACTTGTGGTATTTATATCACATAAGGGAAAGTATAGAGTATGTATTCACCTCATGTAGTTACTTCATGATATCGTAAGGTATCAGAACGTTATGTTATAACATTTAAGTGTTAACTTATTTGAAGACTGTTGGCCTATACATCAGGTATGCACAATCTTGCAGCGTGATGCAGTCAACCTACAGCTTGACTAGTTCGAAACTTGCAGCGTGTTGCCTGATGATTAGCTAATTTGAAAGCTTGAAGCCCTATACCTGAAGTATGGTAACTGTTTGTCGTGTAGCAATCTCTTACGTGATTAGTAGATTTCAAACAGCTTGTATCTTCAGGGTAAAACCTTAAGCAATCTACTTCAGTTAATCCAAACTAACGTTTGCTCGACCGTCGAGTACGGGTATAACAACAAGTGTATTATACCATATACTGAATATAGAGTCAAGCCCCTTTGGGCATAAAAACTGAAATAACTACCAAATTTGGCTTGTTTTTAGTCGTCTGATGTTATTTGAGACAGAACGTAAAGTAGTTTCACCTCTATGTACCTTCTGATTCATTGAGTTCTCTGCTGGAGTAACATGCCTTAGGTTTTCCCATTTATTATTGCTTGGATCTCCATCTATGTGGTCTATAAAGAACTCAGGCCATTCACCAGTCATGTAGAGATAAGCTGCACGGTGGGCTCTGAAGGGCATCTTGTCTAAGGTCAGCGTTACGTACATCAGACAGTCGAACGAGCCACAAGGCTTCCCAATTCGGTTCTTGATAGAGTGAGACACCCAAGTGAATAACCCTGTGTCTGGATCATAAGAGACAATCTCTTTAAGACGCTTTTGGTCGATCTTTGCTTGTTTGTCTAAGTTAATGGGTGCCAACAGAACCTCCTTTGCTGGTTGGTCTACAAGTGCATTATAACATAATTTATGCCTAAAGTCAAGTTTTTATGCCTAAACCCTCTTGACTTCTCAGTTTGTCTGATATAACCGCGTGTGCGTTCCTTCTAGTCGTCTCCTTAGTTGCCGCGCCATCTGTTATTCACGAACGTGTGATAAATTAGGTGTTGACGCCTTCTGAGAATCTGCTAAATTCAAGTCACAAGAGAGCAACACGAACTGAACGGAATGACTCAAATGCTTTGGATTATCTTTTGTGCTTGGCTCGCTCTAATGCTCCTCAAGAACCCCTTGTATCATCCAGCGAAAGAGGATTAAGAATATGAGCTATGACATTTCGATTGAAGGCACAGAAGACGTAGACATTAACTACACCTACAATGTTGGTCCTATGATCAAAGAAGCTTGTGGTGATGGCCCTAACCAATGGTCTGGTAGCCTTTGCGGTGAGTTGGTTGAAAAGATTACTTCCGGCGTATTCAAGATTATGATTGAGCGGGAGAAGTACGAAGCGATGAATTCCCCTAATGGTTGGGGCGATAGGTTAGGTTGCATTGAGTTTTTGATTAAAGTAAGAGATGCTTGTGAAAAGTACCCTGACAAGATCTTTGAGTGTCACTAAAAAGGAACTTTAATATGTCTAACGCTCAACACCCTTCCCACTCCACTTCCCTCCAGTCCCTTCTAAAAGACAATCCAATGCGAATCGCTTGGGGACTCTACAACCACGACAAGCGCCCTAACCAGAAGTTCAACCCCGAGCAATTCGCCAAGTGCCTTGAAGTTGGTTGTCGAGAGATCAAAAGGCGAGTCCAGTTCTACAACAGCCGGTTCTCTCCTCCACCTAAGCCCTTTGGGTGGGATGACACGACTTGGATTGGAAAAGCTTGGGATTCTTCAACTGGCAAGTGGGTTGAGTGCAATTATGTTAAAATTCCCGATTGAGCGAATTTAGGTGTTGACTCACTCAAGGAATCTGATACATTCAAATCACACCAGACGAACACCAACCCAACCGGAGTTACCCAGATGTTCAAGACCTTTGAAGTCAAAGCCCGCCTGAAGTTCCCTTCTTGCTACCACAGCGGATATGACTTCACGATTCACGCCAAGACGAAGGCGGAAGCAATCAAGAAAGCTCGGAAAGATGCAGCCTATGAAGGTCACACAAAGCAAGACGGACCTTTAGTCTATACAGCGATGGAGGCTGAATAAAAATGCTAATAGATAGGATAGCAACATTGGTTTTTATCTTATGGTTTTTGATGCTTTTGGCGATCCCAACATTGGGAATAACTCTCATTTGGATTCCATCAGAATTTTTAGGTAAGCTTTTGATGACTGATTTCGTAATTGTTGTTTGTGCAGTGCCTTTGATCAAAAAGATTTGTGATCCTCGGTCTTAAAACCCTCATAGAAGCCTCTAGGAGCCCCACCTGGAGGCTTCTTGCTGTTTGAGCTACGCTATACTAGCCTGTTTGTCTAAACGCCTCCCCACGGGCTTTAAAATGGCCTGAAAGAAAATCACCCTTCGGCCCATCTTTTTGTTTAAAGGCTGTTGACTTGCCCGCCGGACGTGATAAAAGTAGAGACACAGAGCAACACCAGCCAGGAGATACCAAATGAGTACTGAACGCCGCATGCCTGAAAGAGCTAATTTAGGCCAGCACTACGCCTGCTCAATGGGGCAGCCTATGTTGAACCGTCTATCATCTGATTTTGATATTGGCACTCGCCGTTCCGTTATGGGATATCCCTTGCCTTCTTGGCAGCGCCCTTTCGTTTGGACAGAAGCTCAGTCTATTCGCTTTATTGAGAGTGCTTGGATGGGGCTCAGTTTGGGCACTTATACATACAACCAGACGACAGCCGGTTCACCTACAGATGGATTGCTGATTGACGGTCAACAGCGTATGTACTCAATTGAAAAATACCTTAACGATGAATTTCCAGTGTTTGGTTATCGTTGGTCTGAAGTGACAGAGCTTGATAAGCGTTTGTTTAAGACTAATACGATTTTTGGGTGCTACGTGACGTCTACCGAAGATGAAGATTACCTTCGTTCATATTATGACCTTATGAATTTTGGAGGCACTGCACACACTGAAGACCAGCGGGCGATTGGAGATACAAAATGAAAGCCAAGAACGTTAAGCTGGTTGCAGAACACTTTAAGCATCACATGGTAATGCTTTCAGGTGGTGGAGAAATGCTATCTGGGTATCGTCTAGCCCTAAGAGACACAGCCGAAAACCTAGCGACCGTCCTAAAGCTCGACAACCCAAAGTTTGACCGGGACAAGTTCCTCAAAGGAAGTGGATTTTGATATGCGTGGTTTTCTCGACTCTTACCTTACCCACCCAACGTCCAATGATTACCAATACCTCATTACATGTGACGAACTACTCGACTTTGACGAAGACCCCCTAGACACCTTGGTTTTCGAACGGTATAACCAACTGGCAAAAGCCAAAGAACAGGAATTGGTTTAAGTGTTCAAACGCATTAAGAATTGGATTGAGAGTCGAAAAACAGCAGAAAAAGAACGGGGATGGGTGTTTGCAGATAACCTGCTTTTGTCTTGTGACCGTAGTGAGCTTGGAGATACTGAAGACTATCTATATGACTACACAATGTTTTCTAACTCACCGTTTGACCAAGGTATTCTAGCAAGACTAAGAGAAGACAGTAAGGAGTCCCTTTGATGTCTGAATTCCAAAAGTTAGCGATGAAAGTGTTTTTCGTAGGGTTGCCGGCGCTCCTCTCAGGAGTTCTTTTCACACTGATGGCAGATATTGTTGTCGGATCTATTGTTGCAGCTAGTTTTATTGGCCTTGGGTTAACGTGGAATAAGAGAGAACCAAAATGGAATATCTTTTTGTATTTCTAATTGTTTTTGTAGTGGGTGCTACTCTTGGCCACCTAACTGGAGTAATCAAATGAGGACCCTTTGCACTCTAACCCTATTGCTAGCCCTTTGCGGGTGTGTTACTAATCGAAACCAAAGCCGCGAGACAGACGTTTGGCGTAACTACTCACAAGAACTAGGAAAGGTGATGTCTCAATGAAACCCTTTAGAGATGAGGGCAAGCCGATTAAAGTCAAAAGGCTCAAGGTAGCTAACTGTTGCGTCTGTGGCCGTATTGTAGACACACGAGAAGTCTGCTATGGAGGTGACGAGTTTGGTTGTGAGCTTACTGATGGCCGTTGGACTTGCTCTTTTGACTGTTGGGACACTGCTGTAGGAGACTAAAATGCCATTTCCCCGGTGCTACACGAACGAAACACTAGAAGCAGTAGCTCTTGAAGCTTCTCGCTTATTCTCTTTGGACCCTTCCGTTAAGATCCTGTTTGTCGAAGTCATTCCGAACTTCCGTGAGTGCTGGGGGCTCTACAACCTTCGGACCAAGATCATCTACGTCAAGAAGCAAGGAAGCCTCCTGAAGATGATTGAGGTCTTGATGCACGAGATAGTCCACGCTAAGCAGCATAAGCTTGGGATCATTGGTCTGACCACTAACGGTGGGTTGGCGTTCAAGAACAAGACGGTTCTCAAAGGGGATTGGACTTACGAGACGATGCCTTGGGAAATCCAAGCGAATAAGTACATGGGGCCAATGTTCGATACGTTCTGCCGGAAAGCGAATAGGAGCCTCTTGGAGAGAGTTCGTGAGGTGGAGGTACGGTTTCAGCATCAGATAGCCTAAAGCCTCTCAGCGGGAAACGTAGTACCCTTAAAATCAATTCTAAAAGCAAATGGAGAAGTGATTGACTTACGTTCTAATAATTATCGCCTTATTTAACTCTGGTGTGTCAGTTGCTACTCAGGAATTCTCATCTTTAGACACTTGTGTGGCAGCAGGTAATATGATCGTTGCTAATGGTGCCCCAACTGTAAGGACGTACTGTGCAAAGCGATAAGATCTTTGACACCCTTCGTCTGATTGCCCGAGACGTTGCACCAGTGGCCCAAGCTCGAATCGCTGCTGCTGTTGTCTTCAAGAAGGAGATCATTGCCCTTGGGGTTTGCAAGAAGCAGACACACCCCTTGCAGAAACGGTTTGCTAAGAATCCCCAGTCGATCTATTTACATTCGGAGGTTGATGCCCTAAGGAATGTCCTTCGGAAGCACTCCCCTAAGATCCTTACCGAATGCTCTCTTTATGTGGTTCGTCAGAAATACCTGGACAATGACAAAGAGATATTTGTAGATGGAATCGCTAAGCCCTGTCCTGGGTGTCAGAAAGCGATTAAGCACTTTAAGATTCCTCATGTGTATTGGAGTACCGATGACTATTGAAATTAAAGTGAAACCTTTGGAATGGGAAAACCCAACACGACTGTCTAATGGCTGTTATGCAGCAAAAACATTCTTTGGAGATTATTATGTTGCACAACAAGACGGTCTTTGGTATGCAGGTAACGAAGAAATCAGGTTTGACTGGGAATGTGAATACGACACTAACACGCTAGACGCCGCAAAGGCAGCAGCAGAAGCTGATTACCAAAAGCGTATCCTATCTTGCATCTTGATCACTGAAACCAATGAGGAAAAGGACTGTTAAGAAATGCTCCCACTTGTTAGCCTTGTAGTTTTGTGCCTTTGGCTTGGCCCCTTTGGCTTTGTAGCTTGGATCTTTCTGGTTGGTCTTGCGGCCACAGTGTTTGCGGAGGGTTAAAAAGTGTCTAATTGGAATTTAAAGCCTGGGGATAAGGTTGTTTGTATTAGTATTACCTCAACTCCCGGTCGTTCTTGGGTGAACGGCGATTGTCCTCAGCTTAATAAGACGTACACTGTGAGTAAAATCGGTATTAGCGACAGAGGACAAGTTGTAATCTCACTGTTAGAACATCCCAGACATCCAGATAGCGTGAGATCTGGTCGTTGGGGATTTAATGTCAACCGTTTTCGTCCAGTTCGTACAACCTCTATTGACTGCTTCAAGGTTCATCTGCTACAAACCCCTAGTCCAATCAAACAGAAGGAAAACGTATCATGACCAAAGACGAAATCAATAAGACCATTGATGCCTGTGCGGCCTATATGCTAGAACAGTACGGTATTGGAGCCCTTTATCATCCAGTAGATAGAGAGCGAGTTCTAAAGATTTTGCAGTCTGATAGCAACGTAGTTGCGTTTGAAGAAGCGGAGCGACTGAAATGACATTCTCTCTTGTGATCTACCTACTTCTTGGAACCACAACCGCTGGTATCCCGGTATTTGACGAAACAAACCCAATAGTTGTTAAGAGTGGCATGACCGAACAGGATTGCTCCATTGAGATCGAAGTGCTAGAAGACATGCAGTTGTTTGCTCGTCGGGATGAAGCCCTAAGGGCCAAGGCAACAGGGGTCACCCCTCCGATCTATACGTTTGAACCAAGCAAGATGGCAGCCTACTGCGAGCCAGAGAGTTAAACCCTTAAGATAGCCGCAAGGGCAAAGGAGATTGATATGTCTAAGTTTAAAGCTGGTGATAAAGTTAAGTATGTTAAAGATGGCAGCACCTACACAGTACGTCACGTTGATAATCTTGGGTCCATCTATTTAGATGACAAAACGCACCCATGTGTTACAGATGTTTTCGAACTTGTTGAGCCAGTTGTTGTGTACGAAGTTGGCAAAACCTACGGTTTCCTCGACAGTGTTCTTACTTGCATTGCCTTTACCTCAAAGGGTCTTCCAGTGTTTGAACGAGAGGAAGGCACAGTGTTTTCGAAGAATGGCGGGATTGATTTTAAGGAGGTCGTGAAGCCTAAGTCAGGTAAAGTGTGGATGAATATGTACCCTGATGGTGACGCATTTGTCTACGAAACAAAAGAAATTGCTGATGGAGTTGCTGGTAAGAGTCGTCTTGCTTGTGTAGAAGTCAGTTGGACAGAAGGAGAAGGACTTTGATTAAGCTCACAAAGGAACAAGCCGCCATCATCGGGGCTTACACAGGGTACTCAGCCGGCCCATTTGCTGATATCCAAGAGTACGCAGAGAAAGTCCTTGGTCGCCCCATTTGGACACATGAGTTTGCTAATAAAAAGCTTGTGGCGGACCTTCAAGAGGCTTCTAAGGTAGACTTCATTAGTTTGTGTGCAGGAGACTAGGAATGGACGACAACCTTAAAGAAGCTCGGGGAATCGCTCTTGGTGTCTTCGTCAGTCTAATCCTTTGGGTGGCCATCATAGGTGCCCTGTTGTATTTCTTTTAGGAGAACCTTTGAGATGATGCCTAATTGGTACACTAAAGCAATTGGACTTGAATTTGGTCTAATACCTGAGACTGGCAGACACCGAGACAAAGACACCTACTCTGAGAATCAGATTGAAGACCTAATTGATCTGCTTATTGAAGACCACCTTGCAAATGCCAGTGACGGACCTCAAAAGGTGAACCAAGTAGCAACGCAGTTGCGTTTGAAGGAGCGGAGCGACTGAAATGGCCAACCTAATTGACGCCGACGACATAGACCAAGTGGTAGAAGCCATGCAGCGGCACCTAGGAGAAGGCACAGTAGGCTTTCACGGTTTGGCTTCAGCACACCAGTTAAATTACCGAGAGATGTTCCACGCTGTTTGTTTGTTGTCTGCCGAGTGGAACAATGCTACCTTTGACGAGTACCACACGCGAAACCTCAGGAACCTTCTTAACGAAGTAACCAACAATGATCTTCCTGTGTCGTATGTCTTAAGGGGTTAACACCATGCTACCAGGACGGGAACAAGAGATTATTAACGGAAGGAATACAGGTTGAATCAAGTTAAGAAGTTAGTTGTGGTCGCCCTAGTAGAACCCCCAAAAGGTGGAGTATCTATTGTAGAAGGTGTCCAAACCCTCACGTTTAACTCCTACAGTGAATTCAAAGTGAACTTCGGGGTGTTTGAACGCAATGGTTGGAGGCTTATTGAAGCGAAAGAGGTTGACTTCTTCTACGACTTAGACCAAAAGGAAGAGGACGACCAACCAAACGTAGATCTAGATGGATACTTTAAGGAGCTAATGAAATAGATGGGCGTTAAATCAACTCAACGACTGACACGAGCGGAAGCCGAAAACCTGTACGTAGAGCTTAAACTAGAAGGTAAGAGAGCTAAATTTGAACTTAAGGCAAAAAACTTTGGCTCAGAAGAGCTAGAAAATCTGCTAGAAGCAATGAACGATGATGCACACGGCGGAGAAGGCTTTAGAAATTATATTGTTGAAGATGGAGAACCTTATGATTATTACTGAAGACGATTGGATCGAACTGTTTCAAGACTTTTGGGATGACGGGTACTTTGCCGGACTAGAAGCTGGAATTCGGGATAAGACCAAGTGGAGTCCAGAAGTTGGTCGAGAGTTGTACGATAGAATCCTTACAAATGGTGGTAGGTTGCCCGTAGAGCGCGAAGAAGGCATTGAGTAAGGGTTTGTACCACTTTAACAAACAAACGCTCTGTACGGGCTTTAAAATGGGATTAGACATCATGGTAGAAAATAAACTTACAGGTGTCCGGGTAATGCCTTGGATCAACACTAAGACATTTGTAGAGCAATTCGGAATTCAAGTGAGGGTGGCACCAAGGAAGTGGCGACATGTAGTAAATAAGGATGGCTTCTGTTTGTTCGACACCAAAGAGGAAGCTAAAGAAGCCGCTACCAAACTGAGGGAACAAATTGAAGCTAAGGCAGACACAATTACGTGACTTGACAAAGTTTTTCCAAGGTGTATACTAGCCTTAGGCTTTCTACCTAAAGAACTTTCCTTAAGGAATTGGCTTTAGAGGCTCTTGACAAATTAGAAAAACCTGATATCAAGAACCTTATGTATAATACCTAAGGTAAAGACTAATAGAGATATACCTAATTATATACTATATAGGTATATTACTAAAGGTTTAAGCTATAGGTAAAACCAAAGGTAATACGGGCGGTATATACCTGTAGTGAACTCAAATAAGGATTTCCTATTATGTCTGAAACTAAAAGTTTTTCTCTTGTGTGTCTAAATCCAAAGGGGGTGTCCCTTTGCGCTGCGTAATTTGCGATTCTACGGTTGATGGCTTCTGTACGTTAGTCCCCTTTAGCAAAGCCCGTAAGTTCTCCGTGGTGGAAGATCGCCCTTGGCTTGAAGTCTGTAGTGATTGCTCTACCTTTGCGAATAACCCAGGTGCCTACCTCAATCGAATGGAACTGGAGGAACTTGGGGAGTTACCAATGTTAGAAGGAGGGTTTGATACGCTATGATCTCTTATCCATTCAGTCTGTTTCTAACGCAAGATTACCCAGGTTGTGATGTCTACTACAAGCCTGACCCAAAGCTGTACAATAGAATCAATTCTACGGTGGGTACGTTGCCCGTGGAGAGCGTTGAGGACCCTTCCGAGTACTTGCCTACCAGATCAACCCAAACGCCTCCTCGCAGCTTTGCTGCTCAACGCACCTAACGGTGCTAGTCGCGGGCTTTAAATTAGGATTTAGACAAAATGGAAAAGAATAAGGAAATGCCGGCGGCTGGCGAGGGTGGGCTGCGGGAGGCTTCCGAAGCGATGGTCACCGCCGCTCTGGAGCAGGCCGGCAGCGCATGGGGAATGCACCTCGGTGGCCCCATCAAGCGCAAACTGATGCGCGAAGCCATCGACGCCGACAATTACGAAACCGATCACAACCGAAAATATTGAACGAAAATGAAATCCTTTTTCGAATCAATCGTCCGTGAATTGTTCGCGGTGTTTCGTTTGCCTGACCTGGATGAATACGGCATACCGCAACGGCCACGCCGAAACGTTACGGTCGATCATACGCGCACAACTAAGTCAAAAGTTGTCAAAGGCAAAACACACGCCGAGTCGAGCATGCACGACGGCGCGATTGAAACGACAATCGGTA